ATTCCCGTGAGCGCGGCAACAGCAAACGCTTTGGCGGCTTCCCAGGCATTCCGCAAGGAGGCTTGTATGTATGATTGATTATAGTGATTTAATCGGCATCCCTTTTGTACAGGACGGCCGAAGTAAATCAGGCTACGACTGTTATGGCCTTACCAAAGAGATTTTTGCCAGATATGGTAAAAAAATTGGCGAATATTGGTGCTGCGTGGATGATAAGTATAAAATCAATGCTATTTATCGTGGCGCTGTAAAGAATGGTCGTTGGCGTGAGGTTGACTATAAACACGGCGAGCAGATACCGGTGCCAGCGCTAATCGGCCTGCGATTCAACGCGCCGCCCGGCTGCGTTAATCATACCGGCGTGTATATAGGCGATGGCAAATTTATCCATACACGTGAGCGCATTGGCGTATGCGTAAGCTCAATCACGGCGCTGCCGTGGAATAAACAAATTGTTGGCATCTACGAATTTATTGGCTGAGGAGGTTGGCTGAATGGTAAAAGTAATTTTTGTAAAAAACCCGTTTAGCCCTGCTCGTGACCGTGTTGTTAAATTGTCGGAGGCCACAGATAAGCCTCTAAATTTTTATACGGACGATTTTGTCCAGCAGCTCCCGAATCAGGAGGCGTGGATACAGATTGACGGCCGCAAGGTTAACGCTGTCGTTGAGGATATCAGCAAGCTGCCGGTTAAGGCTGGCAGCATTATTGTGGTCATGCCTAAGGTTGCAAAGGGCGGCAAATCCTTCCTTGGCCTGATAGCTGTAATCGCGCTGTCTGTTGTATCCATGGGCGTAGGCGGCTACATGGCCACCGGCACATGGGGTAGCTTTGCTGGCGCTAGCGCCTGGACGGCGGCGGCCAACTATATGGCGGGGGGCGGCCCGAGCTTGATGGGGCCCAAGTATAGGGGGGCGCCTGCCATTATGTTTTTGGGCAGCAGTTTGGTGAGCCGTTTCTTTACTCCAAAAATTGACACGGGCAAATATTCCAGCGAGGATCCAACTTACAGCTGGAACGGCGTGCAAACGATGGACGGCCAAGGCAACGGCATCTCAATTACCTACGGCAAAGTTAAGAGTGGCGGCCAATCCATCATGAAATTTACCAGCAACAACGGTAACGACCAGTATTTTAACTGGCTTGTGGCTGCTGGCGCTGGCGAACTAAAGATAAGTGACATCAAGCTCAACTCTAATCCTGTCGGAAATTATGAGGATGTTTTGCTGGAAATCAGGCCTGGAAGCAACGAGCAGGAGGTCATCGCGAATTTCAATGACACGGTCCTGAGCAAAGGCCTGGGCTACGAACTATCTGAAGACAAATGGCGTACAGATGAAATCCAGGGCAACAGCACTGAGGGCATCATCATCGAGCTGGAATGCTCCAATGGTCTTTATCACGCAAACAATAATGGCAGCCTGTCGACGGCATGGGGGGACATAGAGGCTCAATATGCTCTTTCTGGCACGAATAATTGGACGGCCTTTGTCCAAAAGGACAAGATGATAACCATAAATAAGCTGGGTGCGACGCTTGCTGATACAAAAAAAGCTGTAGGCAAATATTACGTATCCATCTCGCGGACGGTTAACGACCTTGTGCGCTTAAGAGTCTCAGACAAAAGCGGTCTTGCTGATGATAGCTTTTTATATTCCGCAGAGGCTGAGTTTGCGCCGGCGGCTTCCGGCAACGTTACTGTTTTCGGCATAAATTTCCCAAAGGCAAAAATCAGCCAGGTGGCACAGGGGACGTACTGCATCGAGGTTATTGCTGCGGGCGAAAACCGTATATCCGGCGCTAAAGCTGGCGCTGTACGCAAACGCTGGCGCGTTGATGACCTTGCGCCGGGCAAGTATCAGGTACGCCTCAAGGTGGTCGCACGCAGCGCAAGCGCTGACAGCAGCCGCGACGGCGTGCGCATTTGGTGGACGCAGCTTAACAGCGTTATTTATGACGATTTTGCTTATCCCGGCATCGCCCTGCTAGGCATAAAAGCCAAAGCAACGGAACAGCTTAGCGGCGGCACTCCGCAGCTGAGCTTTATCAAAGAGCGTGCGTATGTCTATGTCTGGAATCCGCTGGCGAAAGCTTACGAAAAGCGGCCGGCTGACAATCCGGCGTGGGCTGCATATGATTTTTTGCATGGTGCGGAACGCCTCAAAGATATCAACAGCGGAGAGTACGTTTACGATTATCAGGGCATACCTAAAGAGCTGCTCTTATATGATCAATTCAAAGCATGGGCCGATAATTGCGACAAAATGAACCTTAAGATAAACCTTGAGATATCTGGTCTGAAAGATTTTTGGACAATCATCAATCAGGACATCGCTCCAGTAGGTCGTGGTATGGTTGTGCAATTTGGCACGAAATATGGCTGCATCTACGACCACAAAACTCAGCCGGTGCAGCTTTTTAACATGGGCAACATCATCCAGGGCAGCTTTAGCCAAGCCTATATGTCGACGGAAGAGCGTGCTGACAGCGTAGAGCTGACTTACATTGATGCGGATAAGGATTACGAGAAAACTACGCTTACAATCTACGCTGACGACTACGATGCCCTAGACATCCCTAACCAACCTACACAAATCGCTATGGATGGCATCACGAGCTATGAGCAGGCGTACCGCGAGGGCAAGTATCAGCTTTATTGCAATCGCCTGCTGAAAGAGACGGTGACATTTAAGGCAGATGTGGAAAGCATCGGCTGCATGGTTGGCGATGTTGTGCTCATTGCGCATGACGTACCGCAATGGGGCATCTCCGGCAGAGTAACAGCCTGCAAAAATGGCTATGTTGTTTTGCCGATAGACCTCGATGAGCTGGACCTCGCTGGAAATCAATATGGCCTCATGATACGCAATAGCGCTGACAATACGCTGACAACATATAATGTGCTGTCAGCAGAAGGCAGCTATGGCAATGTTAAGGTTATAGCCAATGGCATCATCAAGGCCAATCAAGGCGATTTGTTTAGCCTGGGAAAAATTGCCAGCGTGGCCAAACCATTTACTATCACGAGCATCTCAAGAACCAAAGACCTCGAATATACGCTGTCCGCGATAGAATACGCGGAAGGTGTTTTTGACGAAAATTACGACATACCTGACCAGGAACCGTCCTTGTCAACAACTTTAGCGGACGTCGTGAATCTTGAAGCGCATCAGATAGCTTACAAAGGACCTGAAGGTCAGGCAAAAAGCAGAATGTTTTTATCTTGGGCTTTGCCTGAAAAAGCTGAAGCTGAAAGCTATACCGTTTATTTGTCCTCTGACCGAGGCACGACATGGGAAAACATAACCAATACCACAAACATGCAGGCTGAAATTGATACGCAGGCCTACGTAAGCTACTACGTAAAGGTAGTTGCACGAAAAGGCCTTAAGCGCAGCCTAGGCGCAGTAATTGGCCCGATTGCTCCTGGCGATGACGCGCTGCCACCGGACGTAAAATCTCTCGATACGGAGGTGCTGCACAACGGCATGCGTCGTTATTATTGGAATTTTACGTATCCGGAACCAAACGATATTGCTGGCTTTAGGCTGAAATACACGCAGGGCACAGTGCCAAATTGGGAAATGGGCTACAGCGTTCAGGACGGCCTCGTAACCGCACAGCCATACGAAACGGCGACGATACGTCAGGGCGCACACACGGTAATGATTAAGGCCGTGGACAACGCCGGCCAGGAAAGCGAGAATTTTGCTCATTGCACAGTTAACCTTGGCGATCCGCTGGAAGATAATGTGCTGCTGAAGATTGACCTCAGCGAGAATAATTGGAACGCTGTTGTCACGGACGGCAACATTTTTTCTGACGGCTTTATTCATAGCAAGCAGAGCGGCACCCATTATAGCGCCCAGGATGCACCTTACTGGGAAAAGCCGCAGGCAATTTTCTGGAACAACGAGGGCTTCAAAAATTTTACAGTCGAAGCGACTATAAATTGCCCGGCGTCTGGCAATTTTTATTTGCTTTATGAGATTGCCGGAGCTGCGGATATAACCTATTGCGTCAATGGCAAAGACTCAATATATAAGCCTTATGCTACAAAGTTCCGCGTGAGCGCTGGCGATGTAATCAATGTGCGTTTCAAAACGCCGGGCGGAGCTAGTGAGACCGTCCTCAAAAAGCTGATTGCCGTCATAGATGTGCCGGACCGCGAAGAGCATTTTGAAAACCTCAAGGTGCCGGAAGCCGGATTAACTTTACCCATAAAGACTCCGCATTACGCTACGACGGCCGTACACATTGATAGCATAAGAGGCGATGCAGCACAGCAGGGCGTATATATGCCGGAGATCGTTAGCCGTACACCGTGCGTAATAAAAATCTATAAGCTGGAGCTTGTGGATGGCAATTGGCGACAGAGTTATGTTGATGCGATTGTAGATATCACGTGGCAGGGCTACAGTGATGAAAGGATGTGAGTTTTTTGAGCATACCTAAAATAGCGAGCTTTGGCAATTACAATAAATATCCTACCGATGCTAATCCTACAACCGATGCGGAAATGCAGGATTTCCTGAACAACCAAAACGTCATTATGCAAGCGCTTGGTAATTTGTTATGGCAGCCCCAGACGGAGTATCCGGCCGGAGCTGTTGTGCATAGCCCTAACATGAGCGCCGGACTCATAGCTGTCTGCATCAAGACAGGCGTATCCGGAACATCTGAACCGGACTGGACCGCAAAAGGCACAGCGGTTACAGATAGCTACGTTACATGGGAAATGCGTACAGCGTCTGCAAGCAATGCAACGCAGAGCACGGCTGGACTTATGAGCCCTAACGACAAGCAAAAATTGGACAATATTGCTGCTAACGCCAACAAATACACATTGCCGCCTGCAACGGCTAAAGGGGTTTGGGGGGGTTTTTTTTGGGGGGAGCACGGCAG